TCGGCACGAAGAGCAGAGGCAAGACGAGCATCAGCTTCACTGTAGAAGGTGGTGATGTTGTCAAGGCAAGCATTGGTGAGAGCAGCAAGTTCAGCACGGGTGGCAGTACGACCAGCCTGGAAAGTGCCATTAGGATAACCAGCAACACAACCATAACGTGAAACCAGATTTGAGATTGCCTGATAGGACCACTCAGTAGGTTGAACATCTTTCAGTTGTGAAACACTGGTGACTTGTGCCATGGCGGGAGCTGCGATAGAAGCAGCAGCAATGCCAGCGGCGAGAAATGAACGAATTAGCATAATTTCCTATAAAAAGAACGACATGTCATCCCTAAAATTAGGGAACGGAAGGTGGGAGAGTCGAACTCCCAAGGGCTTTAACACCTCAACTGTTTTCAAGACAGGTTCCGTCGCCAATCGGATTGACCTTCCATATATTGAAATTGTCCTTCGGTATTATAGAACAATTTGTGGTTTTCTGTCAATACATAGTAACCTGTCAATTCCTTTCCATCATCTGTCCATCCATATGAAATAACTTTTTCATTCACCCGATCATGTTTTTTGTCCGTGTGAAGATAATGGTTATATCTTTGGTGGAGATTTATCATTAGCGTACCTCAAAGTCTAGTTTACGAACTTTGCGTTTGCGTCGTTCTTCTTGATATTTTAGGTCAGCATTTGATAACATTGGTTGTTTCTTAACATTCTTTTCAGAATTGATTAACACAACTTTGGATAGGTCAAGAGCAGATATTTGATCTCCTCTAACAGATGTCATGTTTGGACATCCACAACACTTAGTTTTCGTTGGGTGAGCCTCTAACTCCTTCCCGCAGTTCTTGCATCTGATTGATAACATTTTTCAGCATTCCTTTAATTTCGTCAAGTTCTTCGTGAATATCTTGATGGTGGAACCGCAAAGGTCCCTGAATAAGTTTATTAAAAGTTTTCTTTTTCATAGTTTGAGATGAAAAATGGGCGATACTGGATTCGAACCAGTGACAGCTTGCTTGTAAGGCAAGAGCTCTACCACTGAGCTAATCGCCCTTGGAGTGTAATATTCGATGACAATTAGAACATAAACATACACATTTATCAATTTCTTCAACTATTCGATGAAGAGCATAACCACCTCTCACAAACTCAGAAATACCTTTGTCTTTTTGAGATGGATCCAAATGATGAAAATCCATACATGCTGGATGAAAGAAACCACAATGAGCGCATGGGGTCATTTTTGACATGACATAATTTTTGTTTCGCTCTCTTCTATTTTTAGAAGCAAGTTGATCTCTTATTTTTCTGGGGGTTCCCATTTAACTCAGTGTATTTACTGAGTTATTTATAATTATTGGTTTCCCAAATGCTCCAGAGAAGATTTGAACTTCCACGCTTTTTAAGGCGGCGGATTCTAAGTCCGCTGTGTCTACCGTTCCACCACTAGAGCATAATTACTGGGTAATTCTACAGTATTTAGATCATCTTGTCAAGGGCATTTGAAAGCGTCCTCTGTAGGATTTGAACCTACGACACATCGGTTCGTAGCCGATTGCTCTATTCCACTGAGCTAAGAGGACAGGCGAAGGGTGAGGGATTTGAACCCCCATCGCAAGGTTTTGGAGACCTGCATCTTACCATTAGACCAACCCAACAAGGTGTCCGTGAGAGGATTTGAACCTCCAACAAATAGATCCTTAGTCTATTGCCTCTTCCAATTGGGCTACACGGACAACTGAGAAACTAGGACTCGAACCTAGATAAACTCCTTCAAAGGGAGTTGTCCTACCATTAGACGATTTCTCATTAGAGTTCAGGGTGGGATTTGAACCCACGGTGATAGAAGTTTTGCAGACTTCCGCATTCGACCACTCTGCCACCTGAACGGGGTGTCGTATGGGATTTGAACCCATCTACCCAGTTTCACAAACTGGTTCCTTGACCACTAGGATAACGACACATAGCAGTAGGTAGATTTGAACTACCGACCATAGGCATATGAGACCCGTGCTCTACCACTGAGCTATACTGCTAAAATGGACGCTGACCTGATGGATACTCTTTCTGCGGAGGGAGGCGTCAGTCTTTTATATCCTAGCAAGCACCTTGCTGGAGTCCAACGGAAGATGTTGGGATCGAACCAACGGAGGTTTTATCCTCACGGTTTAGCAAACCGCTGCATTAACCACTCTGCCAATCTTCCATATGGAACCGACAAGATTTGAACTTGTGACCGCTCGGTTATCAGCCGAGTGCTCTACCACTGAGCTACGGTTCCAAAGTGGGAATTGGTGGACTTGAACCACCCACGCAAGGTTCTTCAAACCTTCGCTCTACCAGATGAGCTAAATTCCCAAAGTCCAGAAGGTTGGATTTGAACCAACGTCCTCACCGCCCCAAACGGTGCCGTCTACCACTGACTTACTCCTGGATGATAGTCTCAACGGGACTTGAACCCGTGTCTACACTGTGAAAGAGTGTTGTCCTAACCACTAGACGATGAGACCAAAGCGACCCTAACGGGATTTGAACCCGTGATACCACCGTGACAGGGTGGCGTGATAGACCACTTCACTATAGGGTCAAGGTGAGAGAGGAGGGAATTGAACCCCCGATGGTTCTTATGTAACGGTTTTACAGACCGCAGCCACACGTATTGCCAACAGTAGCCACTCTCTCATATGGGTTTGGTCGGGGTCGAACCGACGACTTACAGGTTAAAAGCCCGCTACTCTACCAACTGAGTTACAAACCCAAATAATGTGATAAATATTCAGTTGTCAAGGTGCTGGTGGTCTCTCGACCACTTGATTAGAATACCACCGTTTGGTCTCTGGGGAGGGACTGGTGGACACTTGAAGGACCGTCACAAGCAACAAAAAAGGGGAGGAAACTTTTGGTTTCTCTCCCCGTTCTTTTGCTTTTATGGATTACATCTTACATATGCTTATCCATATCCGCAAACAGGGGAGATCCCTCAATATGCCAATAGCGGCAATCGAGAATACTAAACTGTTTGGGCATTGGATAAGACATTGTTTTCGACCTTTAATGTGTTTATTTATAAGAGTTTTTGAAAACTCAACGCCTCAGGTTGGATTCGAACCAACGGCTAACCGCTTAGAAGGCGGATACTCTGTCCCCTGAGTTACTGAGGCATGTAGATAGTATATCAGTGTTTGGGGCAAGTGTCAATCCACGGAGAGCACAACCTGATTTCCCCTCCCAGTGATCGACACTCATCAGTATAGCACACAGAGGTGTCCACTGGTTTTTCTGAGTATCTTGGAGATGGTATTTTAACAGTTCCATCGTCTCCTGTCAATCGTTCATAATCTCTGATCGCTTTATCAACAGTTCTCTTTACTTTGCGTTCTATGATACCAGGATCTTTCTGTAGTTCTGGTATCAAAGGTGAATCTGGTTGATACTTTACTAATGCTTCGTAAATTATATCCCAGATATGTTTATCCTCTATCTTGAGGCAAGATGAGAGTGATGCTACAACTAATGTAAGTATTAGTATTGTTTTTATAGATGTTTTCTTTTTACCAAAATTAAAATTAAACATAAAAAAAGGAAGAGCTGCGGCACCACTCTTCCTTATTTATTACGAAAGTAAGATTGATCAGATCCTACTATAGCATACAGTTGTCACACCTTGCCCTGGGTGAGCAATAGAAGAGAACGCACCATAAGACAGGTCAAGATCCCTATCTCCAACATAGGGTCCGCGATCATTTACACGCACAATTACAGATCTACCATTTCGTTGATTCGTAACTCGTAATCTGGTTCCGAATGGAAGCCATCTGTGTGCTACCGATTTACCGTATGCGTTATACTTTTCGCCATTAGCAGTTGTTTGCCCATGATATCCATCACCAATTCCATAATGTGAAGCGAGGGAACATCCGCTCGCTGCCTTTGCTGTTACGGGTGCCAATCCGACGAGACCAAAGGCAAGAATTGAAAGTGTTTTAAGAAGCATTAATTTACATTGAACTCTACATCCCAATAGAGAAAGCGCACTTCCCCCTTCTCAAGGGGCAATCTCCTGGGCTCTAATTGTCACTCACTCTCTCATTATGAGAAAACCCGCCGAATTTGACGGGTATGAAATCATTATAAGTGATTATTTAGGTTTTGTCAAGATTTTCCTAAATACCCCTGGCAACGAGGGCACAGATGAAACTCAATCTAAATAAGCTCATTTTTATCGTATGCGTATCAGCAGTTGGATTTGTTGGTCTCAACTTTGTTGCCTGTAACTTCATGATACCAGGATCTATTATTAGTGCTAATGTATTAGGTGGATTAAAAAATCCTCCTCCCCTGGATTGTAAAGAATCCGAGAGAAGAGGATATGAAACTTTATTGGCAATTCTAACTACTGTGATTGCTCTAAGAACTAAAGTAGAAGATTAAGAAACCCAGAGTTTGCCTTCTGCTTTTCTTCTTCTAAGTAATCCTGCTTCAACACTACTACCAGGATTACGATACATCTCTAATACTTTTGGTACATCATTCCATTTGTGATCTTTGAGTATTCTTGAGATCGTGTCAAACCCAGGACTGTTAAAAAAGTTAGCCCCGAGATTGTAAGCAAAAGATAATAATGCTCCACGCTGGTTTTCATTCATCTCTCCCCAATACGGTATTTTTGCGAGTGTTGGAATGTATTCTTTTTTAATTTGAGAGATTAGCAGATCATCAGCAACTTTTTGGGAAATCTTTTGACCGAGTTTAAATGGTTTTCCATTGAAATCTCTGGTACTTCCCCATCCTATAGTAATAGGTAATCCGCCAGTACGAGGGTCTGGATAAGCAGTTAATTCACAACCCTCAAATTCTTTAATGAGTTCTACTCCTTTTACGGGTAAAGTGTATTTACCTGTAAAAGGAGTAGAACTTGTTACTTTTTTGCGTTAAAAATCCTTCCCCATCCATCGTTACCCTTAGGGCACCATCTACGAGCAAGATCAGACTTTTTATATACAGCACCCTTGCCATTGGTTACAGCACCAGTGTATCCATCATTTAGTGAACCATATGGATCATTCACCACATAATCACCAGAAGGTGTCTTACCAATCACTACACACATGTGCCCACCAGTAGGAGCAGATAAAGAACCCCTGTGGAGAATACCAATAACAACGGGTCTGTTAGCAGCAAGCTCACGATCAAGGTCATTGAAAGTAAGACTATAGCTAAACTGTGACTGAATACCATAAGACGCCAGAGCACGGGTTTGAACCAAGTGATCTGTCGTATCACCGATTGAGAATACTTTTTGAACATAAGCATCATCACCTTTTGCTCCTTTTAAAGTACCAGGCTTGAAGTATTCAAGTACCATAGCACAAGCAGAAGAATTACAGGTTCTATCAGCATCTCTATAGTTGTCTGTCTGAGGAAAGAAAGGAACATCAAGAATTGATGATCTTGGTTTGTCTGGTTGTGATCTAAAAATTCTCACCCAGTTTGCTGTATCTTCCATTTCTTCTGGCACTTTTTTGTCAAGCGTCTTTTCCAGTTCTTCTACAGCAGCGCGATGTTTTGGGTTATTTTCATCGTAGTGTTTAAAAAAATTGTGAAGGTCAATCTTGGGCATTGGGTTCTCCATAGAGGTTTATAAAATATTCCGCATCAACTACAACTAATGGACTTTCTCCATTCTTCTTTATAACCACAATTGGTTCATAATTTCCTTTGTTGGCAACAGCTTGTTTGTATGCCTCCCAGATATTTAGTTTCTCCACATTCTTACACTCAATACTGTGAGGAAATTTTGACCTGGCATCCCTTGCCATAATTAGATCTTCACCTCCCGCGCCCATACTACGACTTTCAATATCTTCGGGATGAATATTAAGACATTCTATTAATTTTTCACGTACCCATTGTTGAAGACGACGACCTTTTGCTTTAGCAGATTGTGGACGCATAATAAAAAACCTCCTTCACGGAGGTATTTATCTATTCAATTAAACCAGGGGTCTGGTATTTTCTTTTCATTGCTCCCAGAAACCACGCTTCTGACAGAGCTTTCGGACCCTCCCTTAGTATTCGTTTGTTGTGCTCTGTCAGTTTTTCGTACTTCAGTGCTTTCTCTTTCCAGTCTTCCATTACAGTTTAAAACCAGCGAAAGTATCTTTCTTAACATCTTGTTTAATGCTCCCAATTAAATAGCTCTCAACCTCTGTCTCTTGAGGGGCAACCTGCATTCCTTTAGAAGATAACCAATGCTCTGTCCAAGGAAGAGGATTGTTAATAATAGGAGTGTCAAAAATTGCTTTGAGACCGATAGACTTCAGACGGCGGTTAGCAGTCCACTCAACATACTTAGCAAGCAGTTTGTCATTCAGACCAATAATAGATCCATCCTTGAACAGATATTCTGCCCATTGCTTTTCTTCATCAACACATTCTCTAAACATTTGATACACTTGTTCTTTCTCTTCTTTGGCAATCTGAACCATATCAGGATCATCACCTTCCTTCCATTTGTTTAGAATGTTCTGGGTGATGGTCATGTGTTGGCTTTCGTCTCTTGCGATAAGTCCGATGATTTTGGCACTTCCTTCCAAGAGTTTAAGTTCACCAAAAGCGAAAGAGCAGGCAAACGATACGTAGAACCGAATTCCTTCGAGGATATATACGTTCGCAACCGCTCGATATAGTTTTCTTTTGAGATCATAGAGTGTATCTTTTGCTGATGGTGTTCCTTCCAATTCGTGTTGCCATTGGTTTCCTGCTCCCCATTCTGTTGCTGCCTGTAAAAACTCATCATATGAACGAGTTACCGAACGAGCACGTTGAAGGATCTTATCATCATCAAGGATCGTATCAAACACCTCAGAGGGGTCAGCATAAACATTCTTGATGATATGGGTGTAGGAGCGACTGTGAACCATCTCCATCGTCTGCCAGATGTTCATAGCACCCTCAAGTTCAGGAAGGGAACAGTAGGGCAAAAATGCCATACCAGGACCTCTACCCTGAACACTGTCAAGAAGAATTTGATACTTCAGATTGGAAGTAAAGATATGCTTTTGTGCGGTATTTAAAGTTTGATAATCAGCACGATCTTTCTGAAGGGATACCTCTTCAGGTCTCCAGAAATATCCAAGCTGCTGTTGTGTCAGTTTGTCAAATACAGGATACTTGAACTTATCATAACGCTGAACCCCCAGAGGAGGTCCAAAAAACATTTTCTGTTTTGTGGTATCAACTTTATTTGTGTTGAATACAGTCATACCTTCTACGTTCTGTGGTTCTGTAACTCTAAATTTTACAACTGTCACAATCTTCTTCCTCCGTTTTGAAAATGTCGTCTAATAGATCTTTGATTGAATTTTTCTTTTCTTCTTCTGTTAAGAGAAGTTCATCACTCTTGATGTCATATGTATTCTGATAGTATGAGGTCTTCCAACCATATTTGTAGGTCTTCAGAAGATCGCCAGCCATTACAGATACTGGAACTTCGTTGTCATCATAGTTTTCTGGATTATAACTCCAGTTACCAGAAATTGCTTGGTCAAAGAATTTCTGCATCGCAGCAACGATTTTGATATAACCATCATTATCTTTCATGTCCCAAAGAAGAGTGTAGTTATTTTTGAGAGACCCATACTGCGGAACAATCTGCTTAAGGGGTCCTTTCTTACTCTTCTTAGTGGACATATAACCTCTTGGTGGTTCAATTCCGTTTGTGGCATTTGACACAACGGAACTGCTTTCTGAAGGCATTTGTGCTGACAGTGTGCTATGTCGTAATCCAAATGTTTGTATCTCGGAACGTAGAACTTCCCAATCATACTTCAGCGTTGGATCACAGAACTCATCAATGTCGCGCTTGTATGTATCAATTGGGAGGATACCGTCAGCATATTTGGTTCTTGAGAAGTACTCACATGCTCCCTTCTCCTTGGCGAGGGTATTGGAAGACTTGAGAAGATAGTACTGGAAAGCTTCAGTAAGGTCGTGGACGAGTTGCCATGCTGCTGGATCATCATAGTGTTCTCCTTGTTTTGCGAGATAGTGTGCCAATCCAATGTAACCAATGCCAAGAGAACGACGAGCTAGCGTAGATCTTCTGGCAGCAGCAACTGGATATCCTTGATAATCAATCAATTCTTCAAGACCGCGAACAGCAAGATCGCAAAGTTCTTCCAGATCATCAAGAGTTTTTAGTTTACCAACATTGATCGCAGACAAAATACAGAGAGCAATCTCACCTTCTTTGTCATCAATATGATTGATTGGATCTGTAGGAAGAGTAATTTCCTGACAGAGATTTGACATATTAACCTTATCTTTGAAAGAAGAGTGAGAGTTACAATGATCAATATTCATAATGTAAATACGACCAGTCTCTGCTCTCTCCTTCAGGAGGTCCAGAATGAGTTCTTGAGCGCCAATAGTTTTTCTTGGAATAGTTGTATCTCGTTCAAAAGATACATATAACTCGTCAAATCTATCAGTGCCAAAAGCATCATACAGACCAGGAACATCATGGGGAGAGAAGAGTGAGATTTCTTGATCTTGGATGAAACGTTCATAGAACAGTTTTGAGATTTGAATAGAGTAGTCTAACTTACGAACACGATTATCTTCGGTTCCTTTATTGTTTTTTAATACAATAATATCTTCTATTTCTTTGTGCCAGATTGGAAAGTGGACAGTAGCACTTCCACCGCGAATCCCGTTTTGTGTACAACATCTAACAGTTGCTTCAAACTTTTTGAGGAATGGGATAACACCTGTATGAGTAACTTCTCCCCCTCTGATTTTGCTGTTGATGCCACGGATGCGACCTGCGTTGATACCGATGCCCGCCCTTTGACTAACATAGTAGCCGATAGCCATGTCACTGCTAAAAATGCTATCGAGGGTGTCATCAACATCAACAAGAACACAGCTAGCAAATTGTCTGAGTGGTGTCCTAACGCCCGCCATAATGGGGGTGGGGATGTTGATCTTGTGCTTTGAGATTGCGTCGTAGTATCTCTTGACATACTCTAACCTGTCCTTGCGATAGTTCTGGAACAAAGTCGCAGCAATCATCATATACATGTATTGTGGAGTTTCATAAAGATCCCCACTGCTACGATCTTGAACGAGATACTTATCTACAACCTGACGTAAACCAGCATAGGTAAATAAGAAATCTCTTTCATGATCAATAAAGCTGTTGATCTTGTCCCATTCTTCTTTAGTATATTTACCAAGAATTTCTTTGTCGTAAATTCCCTTCACAGCACACTTGAAGGCATGATCCAATATGTGAGGATAACCATTCACCCAAGCAGATCCAAATACTTGTTTGCGAAGTCCGAATAAAAGTAGTCTGGCAGCAACAAATTGATAGTTTGGACTATCAAGGCTGATCAAATCACTGGCAGAACGAACAAGAATTTCTTGAATGTTTTTCGTTTCAATACCATCAAAGAATTGAAGACCAGAATTCATTTCCACTTGAGAGGCACTCACACCGCTCCCTAACCCCTCGCAAGCTTCTTCTACCATCTTATGGATCTTATCAAGATTAAGAGGTTCTACAGACCCATTACGCTTGCGAACTTGAATGTTGTATCCGTTTGTCATACCTTTTTCCAATTGTTTAATTTGAGAGTTGCTTCTAATCCACTGTAGATATTACATTCTACTATATTTTGAACGTCTCGCCCAGCAAGGGACATATCGTTCAAATCTTTTTCTACTACACCGTTAGGATAAATCACCACTGAATATCCTGCTTTAATTACCTTCTCATATTTTGCTACAATCTCTTTGTTACGTGGTTCATTATCAAATACAAATACAGTATCTTTTGAAAATTGAGACAATGAAACATCAGAACCCGCCATTGCTAATCCGTTCTTTATGAACATACTATCAAAGGGTCCTTCTGTTACAAATAATCTCTTGTCGTAATTTACTCTGTCCTGTCCGAAAATCTTTGGTTGCCCTTCGTCCAGCATGATCGTGATGTATCTGAGTTTTGCTTTAGGAGCTAGCGATCTGCCTTGGTATCCAAAAAGGTTACCTTCTTTGTCTCGGAAAGGAATGATAATTCTGGGACTATCTTGACGAAGAGTTTCAAAGATTTTCTTTTGTTTATTTGTCCACTCTTTAAACTTTGGACAATAATAGAAATAATCTAAATCTTTGATACCTCTATTTTCAAGATACTCTCTCGCCGGGTGAGAAATATTTAGGTCTGAAATTTTTTCAAGATCAATTGAATTTTCAGTTTTGGTGAAAAACTTTGGTTCCTGAAAATTAAAGACTGGGTTTGGAATTGTGGTTCCTTTACCAGTCTTACCATCCTTGAATTTTTCCATCACGTATTGATCGTGAAGAAATGTGTCTTGGTCTTTTAAGAAATTGGAGAGGGTTCTACCTGCTCCACAATTGTGACACTTAAACACAAAATCATTCTTGATCTTGAACAAATATCCCCTTGCCTTATTTCTACGCTTCTGACTATCTCCACAGTATGGGCACCTGAAATTATACAGGTCTGCTTTTTTGCGTGTAAAGAGAATAAGGCGAGAGGATACAAGTTGAATGTATTTTACATCAATAAAAGAACTCACTTAACAAGGTCTATACTTTCCTGTATATTAGCATCTCGCTGAGGCATTGTCAATATACTGCCAAAAAATTCAGCAGATCCAAGAATTATGACCGCAGCCATAGATACTCCAACCACCATCCATCTAAATTTAATGAGTTCAACAACTCTATTTTCTACTTTTTCAATTCTTTCAATTACAGCAGCATGTTCTTTGCTATTGCTTTCGCGCATTTCTTCGACCATCTTAACGATTAGTTCGTCTGCGCGAATTCCTTGCTCTATTTTTTCCTCATGCTTTGCGAGGATAAGTGCGACTTTTTGATTACCTTCGCTAATTTTTTCTACCGCTCTTTCAAGTTTGTCAAGCATCTCTTTAGAGAGATCTTCATAGATCTGAAATTTTCCTTCTAGAACAGCAAGATCTTTTTGCTTGTCTAAACCGAATGGCATTGTAGTAGTCTCCTCTTTAAACGTTGCGAACAGCAAAGTCAAGAGCAGATTGGAATGTGGAAGCATCCTTATTCAATAGGTAACGGAACTGGTTTTGCTTCTCATCATCTAGCTGAGCATAACAAGCGGCAATACGTTTTGCCGAGAAGTTATCTAAATTTTGAGTGCTGCCATCGCTAAACTGAATTTTAGCGAAAGAAGCTTCACCGCTTGGGTTCAACTCAGATGTTGCTACGTCTAAAGCAACCTGTATAACATCTTGATTTTCCATCATCATATTTCCCGTTGGTTCAAATGAGTTTTTTTGTACGCGCTTCTGCTGCTCAGATGCTTTCTTTTTAAAATCAGCAAGACGAGCTTTCATGAGAGTATCCATTTCTCTCGTCTTGTTCATCATCTTTTCTTTCGCTTCTTTACGCTTCTTCTGAAGATCTTTCTGACGGTTCAGCTTCTTCATCTGACCGATTTGCTTTTGTGCTCTCTCTGTTTCAGAGGGAACTGCTTCAGAAATAATTTGTTCTTCTATATGTTCTTTCATTTTTCTGCGTTGAATACGATTAAAGAGAGCACGAGCACCTTTTGTGCGTCCGTCGATTTTTTCTTGGTTTGCCTTCTTATATCTACGATGTTGTTTAGGATTGATTAATACAAAAGCAGGTGGTAACTGAAGGGATGAACCATCACCGGCAACCATTTCATTTAAATTAAGTTCAGACTTTTCAGACATTCCTGGTCAACATCCTCGTTAAGTGAAGGGGGTAATCTATTTAGAAACAACATAAATGCTCTAATTTGTGACCAATATGTTGCTTCAGTTTTATAAAAAAGCAGCGGTGTTGCTGCGTCATCAAATACATTATACAATACTATCACATGATTTAGAATGAGATGAGTTTTCAATTCACCCGTCGTTTCGTATCTCTTGAGTAATCTTTTGATGTATTTGAAGCGTTTTAAGTCTTCTTCAAAATCAGCGTAAGTTACAGACGACGGGTTATGATAATTTTGAATGGCAAAGAACAACCAATTCTCATGATTTAATTCACTAATATTCATTTAGATCATGCTGCGGTAACAGTTAAAGTTGCTGCGTTAGAAACAACTTCTTCGGCACCAGCAGATGATGTAATTCTGACACGATACTGATAACCGTCTGCTGCTGTTGTAAGACCTGTGAGAGCAAGTGAAGAACTTGTAGCACCAGAAACGTTTGCCCACTTAGCAGTGCTGCCTGCTTTACGCTGCCACTGATAAACAAGTGATCCAGTTGTAGCAGAAGCAGTAACAGAGAATGTGTGAGCAGCAGTAGCAACAGTAGCAACAGTGATTGTGAGATCGTTAGTTGTATCAGCTCCACCAAGAGCACTACCAAGAACTGTAATGGTATCATTAGCAGCAAATCCGGAACCAGCAGCAGTTTGTGTAACTGTGTAAGTTCCGCCAGCACGAGAAACATTGAATGTTGCTCCAGTTCCAGAACCACTTGTTGTATAAGCAACGTTGGTGTAGGAAGCAGTTCCAGCAGCAGCAGTTCCAGCAACAGTTCTGGTTAGAATACCACCAGCTGGTGTGTATGTAGTAGCACTTGCTGGTTGTCCAGAGATGGTGATGGCAGATGCTACGTCTGCTGCGATGGTGTCATCGGACTGAGTTTCGTTAGCATTGGTATCTGGATTAGCAATGGTAACGAGATGCTCTGCTTTATGGCGAGTGTTGCCTTCACAATCAGTATATGTAAAATACGACCACCAACCAGGAGCGTTAATTCCACGCTCTTTATTTTCTGATAATGCGGCTTCGGTATTATCTACAAATACAATTGTTTTTGCTTGTGATGACGCAGCAACGCCTCTTTCAGCTTTTGTTTTATTGGTGTTGCTGTCAGTTCTTCCGTACAGAGACATCTAATTTCTCCAATGAGATCTATTTTCTAATTTTATTTATAAAAAAGGGGGATTGGATCCCCCTTCTTATTACTTACAGTTCTTGAGAAGAGCTGTTCTTACAGTGCCAGCAATCAAGTTATCAACGTCATTATCGGTTGATGCTGCGTAGCGATCTAAAAGATCACATACAAGTTTTTTTGTGTGGCAAGAGGCAATAGCAGCAAATAAAAGTGGCTTAACAAGTTCTACGAGTTGACCGAGCATGATTAGAGACCAAAATCTACAAAATTATTTATGATTTATTTGCCTCTAACACTCATCATGTAATCGGTAGCTGTCTGAACATAGTCTGCTGCCATCGTGATTTTCGATTGAACCCACTCAGGTAGATTGTCAGCAGGTTGTAACATATCATGTAATTCCTGAGCATTACGAATAATTCCTTTCAATTGGGTCTTTGCCATATCTCCTTCATAATCATATTCACCCCTGTCATAATTTTCTTTCTTGATATCTGGGTGAGGAGAATAAAGTGGTCCTTTGTAGTTGCCAGCAAATCCTTCGTTTGTAGCTCTGGTGGTCATACCCTTCTGACCATCGTTGATTGTTGGCATCACTTCAACGGTTGCTTTCTTTTTACCTTTGCTTTCTTTCTTTTCGCAACCACACTCTTCGCAGAATTGTTTAAAGGATTTCATGACTTCTTCATTGCCATAATTTTACTAATCTTCTTGCGACGAGCAGCAAGGTACTTATCTGACTTATCCTTGTCACCGTCGTTATCAATATCTCCATCTTCCTTGCCGACAGGATCCATACCTTCTTTCATCTTTTTCTTTTCAGGAAGTCCTTTGTGCTTAGTTGAAGCAAACTTTTCTGCTTCCTTTCCAGTCATTGAAGCAGCTGCTTTAGCAACTTCCTTGCTGGGTGCTTTCTCTCCTTTCTTTGTGGCATGAACCATTCCCATAAAGCGTTGCTGTGCTTTGCTAACTGCCTTCTCTTGTAGTTCCTCACCTTCTGGTTCAAAACCAGCCTTGACACAATCATTAACTTCTTTGCCACCCTTTACTTTGGTGCCAACTTTCTTGTAACCTTTCCAGCAAGTTTTGAAACCATTGTCATCTTTGCCATCCATCTTAACTTTCTCAATGACATAGACTTCACCATCAATCTCATACTCTTCTCTTTCAAGAACTTCGTACTCTTCTTTAGTTGCTAACTGAGCCTTTGGACTTTCTTTCTTAGCAGTCTTTTTCTTAGTAGTGGTGCTCTCAATCTCTGCTCCATGTGATTGAGGATCCATACCATCAAATGGTGCTTCGCTAATTGTATTAGGAGTTTGGAAACCCTCGCCGCCCATCCAACGATCAAATGCTTCCATCAAACTGGAAGAAAACTCATCATTATTTTGAACTGTGTTAACTGGCTTCTGATACTTCATTGTTGTAGTGAAAGGTTCTCTTTTGACTATTTATAGATCTTACATTTCTGATCCACTCTCTAAACATTTCACCATCTTCAGTAACAATAATCGCATAGTTCCCACCAACTCTATGAATTATTCCCTTCTCTCCATTACGTGAAGACATGACAATATCACCTTCCTTGAAAACTTCCTGCTGCCTTTGCTGTTGGCGCAGTGCTTCTTCTCGTAGTTTTTTAAAATCCTTCATTTAAATGTTTTTGGTAACCTACTCTGTATTTCATTCATTAAGTTCATACACTCCTTATCATTCAAAGCTCTAGGAATACCAGAACGGAATGTTTTGAAGTCTCCAGCAAATGCTGCTCTTCTCATTTTTGTTCCTGAGATGGCGAATGTATCACCGTCAGCATCTCTACTTCCAGAAGATTTAATCTCAATGTTTCTGAAAGAGAAATCTTTTCCATTATATTTATGGAGGAACTGCATGGCGCTGACCCGATCAGACCCCACAAGAAATACCACTTCATCATAACCCGCCATCATCAATTCTTGTAAAATTTCTACTGGTTGTTTAGGACCAGAGTATATATTACCACGATGTTCGGGGAACATCTTATTCATGTATTCAAATTTAATATCTGGTGGCAACGGATTGCTCCCTTTCGTATCAACAGTTTGGGAGATATAGATCCTGTAATCATTTGATCCAGCTGCTTGCTTCACACCGTCAAAGTTTTCTTTGTGTCCAGTCGTTGGTGGTTGAAACCTACCAAACGTAAAGTAGCAAGTCTTTCCTATCGCCATTGCTTTTGTAGAGTGAAGTTATTGTAAGCAAACTCCAGACGATTGACAAACTTAATCATACTACCGTCTTTGTGAAGAACATATCCTTCAGGAGTTGTGACCTTATATCCTTTCTCGGTCTGAACAAAAGTTCTAAACTCTTCAAGATGGTCTAACTTATCTATAACCATTTGCTTGACTGCTTGTAGTTCTTTGTATAGAGCAATCATGGTCTTGAACTTATAGACATTATCGAGAAGGTAGTTCTCACTCTTATAAACAAGATTTCTTTTCTTCGTCAAATTATCAACGGTCTTGATCTTGGCAAGTTCTGTTGTCATCTTTGAGTGATAGAAATTTACTAATTCATTGATTGTCTCATCAACATTACTAACACTGCGGGCATTCTTAATCTCACTGTTAAAAAATTGCTTTAGATAAGATGAGATATGAAACTTAGCATCACCCGTGGTTCCAAAGTTGCTAACGAGATCATCCAAGAAGTCACCACACAATTGACACATACGTTCAATCTTAGCAATGTATCTATCAAATGTTGCCATCTCAGTTTTAGAAAATCCCACCCTATTCATAGGAGTATCATTTTTAACAACCAACACATCAGCAGATCCATTTACATTAGCTCCAGCACGAGCTTGCATTTCTCCCAACACATCTCCAGTGTAATGCGTATGGAATACTACACCTATTTTTGCTCTACCAGCTGCTCTGCCTATGGGATGATCAACTGGAATTCCATATGTAATTGTATTTGGTCTAAAAGTATACAGTTGTTCTCCGTTTACAGTTTCTCTTTTAATATCAGTTGTGAATAAAAGATCTCCTTGAATTACTCCACTAATATTCAGATCTTTAAAGTATCTTAAAGAAAATTTTAGCTTTTCTGCTAGGTCTCCGCTATAGTAACCATCAACATATTCTTCTGTATAGCAAATTTTTGGTTCCGTTTTATTAAATACAGACTTCGTTCCAACAAAAAATTGACCAGTTGTAGGATCTGTTCCACAAATAACAGATGGTGCCCCGTCCCATTTTGTTTGCATAAATCCAAGACTTTCTTGATGCCCAAGCATCTTCCTAAGTTCTTTCAAAAAAGAAATTGCCGACATACACCCGTCAACTCCATAGTTGAGCATTTCATCTTCAAGGTGTTCTAAATGTTTTAGTTGTTTTACGTTTGCCATCAGATTGTATTAGTAACTGTTCTTCCACCAATTGGATAAATTGAAATTCTCATGCCACGAATATTAAAATCACTACGCACTCCTCTGGCTGTTGGATCAATAATTTTTTCCCATGCTCCCTTTTTAATTGCCATCAAAGATGGAACATAAGATCCAGTCATACGATCCCCATTATTATGAACGTGAGTTGCTCCCATAATATATTTTGTATTTGATTTTCTTAATGTTGGATCTCCCTGAAGTAAAACATGAACATTTTGTTCTCCAAATTGTCCACCGTATTCTGGACCATATAAAGAATACATTTTTAATGTTTCATCAGTAATTTCACGCATCATCGCAAATCCACTCACTCTTGCCCAATTAGGATTTGCTGCAGTATATTGCCGTACAGATTCAACAAAAGAAGTAACTTCTGGATGAATACCTATTACTCTACCAGCAGACTGAACAGTTACTCCGCTCCACTGTCCAAAGTCTCTAGCGACTGTTCCCATCTTGTGGGATATAAATCCAACATTTTCTAAATGACCATTTTTACAAGTTACTAATGCCAAATCTGCTTTTGGTGTTCCACTTACTTTATTAACTCCAACGATATGATCAAATTCATAGTTACCAACCTTCACTGTAATAGAAGGATTATCTTTATCTATGTGTGATCTGGGATTTCTTAATTCTGTTTCTATAGCATTGTTTATTGCTGTATTCATATCATTAATAAAATGATATTCTCCCATTTCCTGTGCGCTAGGCATATTTAACTCATACGATGTATCATACAATTCAGTAAGCATCGCAAGTCTTCCCCATCGTGCGGTCAAAGATGCTCCTGCTGGAGGGCGTCCACCAAACTCGACGTTCTTCAATATTTGTCCACTAGAAATAGTTCTGTTTCCTTTTTTAAACGACACAGAACAAGATCTTAGAAATGGCGGTGCCTGTGCTTGTGCCGCAGCAACAAAACGATCTTCTGTCATTGAAGCAATAGATATGCTAACAGCGTCTCTTCCAGCTACTTTAAATTCTATCTCGTCAAAAACAAAAGAATCTCCATCTGTTGTAAGGAGAGGAGCTCCAGAAATTGCTTTCTTATGAATTTCTCTTAAATTTCTTTCGTATCTTCCACTTCTATTTAAGTGAGCCCAAGTAAGTGCTGTCATAAGAAAAAACCTCCCTGCTAGTATTTAGAGGGAGGTTTATAATTACAGATCGTCGTCTGCTCGGTTTTCACTGTAGTAGATATCAAACTGACCACCAGGATATCGCTTCTCCAGTTTCTGTACATTACGAGCAAGAACTTCATCAAAGGAAATATCAAGAGCAAGAGTTGCCTGAGCAACATACCACATAATATCACCCAACTCAATAATCAGATGCTCTCGGTTGTCATCATTCCATGGTTTTCCTTGAAAGATCATCTTCTTAATAATCTCAAGAAACTCACCACCTTCAGCATTAATGCCAACTCCAGCAGTCAACAGGCGTTCAATATTAGCTCCTTGCCGATCAAGTTCAACAATACGATCGGCAAAATCAACAAAGTTTGTTGAAGCATCCGAGGTAACGGCAGCAACAAATTCTTTGTAGCGATTAAAATCAATAGTCATACATTCCACTCAGCAAATTTAGATAAACGGTTTTGTGTTTGGGCAAATTGGGAAAACTCTTCACCGGGGTCTTCACTATCAATGCTGATAGCAGAAGCATCATCAGCAACATCATACAGCTTCATCTTCGCTCTGTCAATTCCCACCATGAATTTTCGTGAGGAAGTTGGGTCATTGTATCGGTTTTTAAGTTGTTTGACCATGAGGCGACCTTGTTGTTCAAGTTCCTCAGTAGAGATAAGGGCAAACATAAAGTCAGCAGTGGCAGGAAGACCAAAAGACTCAGAAGTATCGGTAAGGTCAGGGTCAGAATTACCGTAACCACTACGAGTAGTTTGAGTAGCAGAGACAATTGGTACATTATTCTCCACAGCAAGACCGCGAAGCTCTTCAGCAATCGCTTTGACATACGTGTAAGAATTAACAATCGCACCCTTATACCTCGCGCTCGCGCAGATGTTAAGATAATCTATGAATATTATATCAGGTTTGAAACTTTTTTTCAAGGACAAATCCGAAAGTAGCGCCTTGAAATGCCCAGCATGAGCAGACGCTGTTGGATATTCTTTGATAATAATTTTACCTCTGGTCTTTCTGGCAATCTCCTGAACTTTTGAAGTGAAAAGAACTTGAGGAAGTTCAGCAAGATCTTTAACATTGACATTCAAAAGGTTCGCGTCAATTCGCTCAGCAATTTTCTCCTCTGCCATTTCACATGTAATGTAGAGTACGTTACGCCCCTGTGTGAGGGCGGCAGCAGCCATATGGCACATGAATAGACTTTTCCCGACACCCGTACCAGCAAGAGCGATGTTGAGAGTTTTATTAGGGAGACCACCTTTGGTAATGAAGTTAAACTTTTCAAGATCAAACGGGATCTTTTCTTCAACACGGTGGTAAAAATCATAACGGTCTTCTGCTTGTTCAATGTAATCGTGTCCTATGTGTTCGTCAAACGATACTGCCAGGGCCTCTTGTAAGATACTGGGGATCGCATCCTTTGATAATTTTTTATCACCTCCATCTGCGATCTTGATAGACTGCATGAGAGCGAGGTAGATAGCTCTGTCTTGACACCATTTTTCTGTGGCATCAAGGAGCCATCCGTAGTCAACCCATTCGTCTCCAAGGGATTTGAGGGTAGATAACGAACTCTGAAATGTATCTTCTGTAAGATCGTTTCTGGATTGGAGGTTGATTGAGAGAACTTCTTGAGTAGGTACTTTGTCATACTTACTGGCGAAATCAGCAACCTCTTCAAATAAGATACGTTCATGATATTCGTTGAAATAGTCTGCTTTTAGAAATGGTACTACCTTGCGGTAATACTCCTCATTGAAGAGAAGATTACGCAAGATAGTTTCTTCAATACGTTCAGTTGCCATAACCAAATTCTTTCCTTGCTGCTTCTTCTAATTGTGCCATCACTTCTTCCGTGAAATATTTCTCGGGATCGGCAAGAATAACAGAAGGATAAACAGAGGATTCACCAACAACGATACGATTTCCTTTACGAGTGAATACTCCGTGCTCCTCACCCAATTCCAATAGTCCGTAATAGCGATCCAATCCACGCTCGTCAAAGAAAAGTCTTGTGGCAATTTTACTACCCTCCTTGGTTAGTCGTGACTTCTTAGCTTCACACTTAATGATGTTCCCCACCACTTCTGTGCCGTCCTTCTCTTTCGACTTGGACAAATATATGATAGTCGATGCTGCGTACTTTAGTCCAGTACCACCACCCATTTCTTTTTGTGGCACATAGGATCCAATCACATCATAAGTATGGTTGGTCACGATCATGGGAACATTTGCTTGCCCAAGTTTTAGGGTCAGCACACGGAAAGCACCTTTGATTAGTTGTGATTTAGTCATGTCACGAACTTGCTTGTCGTTGGCAACATCTTCCATCTCTTTGGTGGTAGAAAGCATACCAAGACTATCCAGAACAAACATCAACGGTTGACGTTCATCTTTTGGTTCTTTGAGGTACTTGTCAAGAATACGAACTGCTTGTGTTCTAAACTCTTCAATTGTTCCGACAGGAAAGATTACCATACGCTTACTATCAATCCCACGACTTTCAATCATATCGCGGGAAATAGCAGACTCACTTTCAAAGTAAATGACGCCACCATCAGGGTTAGCATTAAGAAAACTGCGAACGAGAGACAAAGCAAAAAATGTTTTTCCAGTGCTTGTTTCCCCAGCCAGTGCGGTGACTTTGTTAGATGGGATCCCACCAAAGATAGATCCACTAACCAGTGCGTTAAAAATGAAAGAACCCGTATCAACAAAAGTAGTAATGTCACCAGCGGCAACACCATCACTAACCAGAGCAGCATACTCATTGCCACTGTCTTTAATAACTGAATCTAAAAATCCCATTGTTTTGCCTCATCTTCGTACATATTAACATAAGAATAATTGTTGCTCATCATTTTAGCAAATGCTCTGGCAGTTTCATACTCCTCAAAGCACTTGATGCTATCTGGACCAATCTGCCCAACAACATGATTAGTCCAACTCACAACCCAGACATTCATTCAAAGAAGCTCCCAATCGTAACTACTTTCTCATGTTTCCATCCAATACATTCTAACACATTTTTGAGTGGTTCAAGAAAAGACTTTTCAAATTGTGTTTGATAGTCTACATATTTTTCAAGACCAAACTCCTGTGGTAACTCACCGAAGAAACTAATACAGTTCTCGTGAATTGTATTGGGGGTTTTAAGATACATAAACTTGATCTTTTCTCCCTCTTGAATAAGTTGATGCTTGTGTTCAATCTTATGTTTTTTGACATAATGATTATAAAGCAGAGCACCTCTTACATGAATGGGGGTTCCTTTTCTGTAAATTTCTGTGGGGTGACGATACTTTGCCAAATTGTTAACTCCTCTGGGGAAGGCAACTTCTGAATAGGGTCGCTTTCTGGTTTCATCACGGACAACATTGATGAAATTGATGAGTTCATCATTTGTCTTGCCGATAATAATCTTGAAGGCTTCATACAATTTGTCTCTGAAATATGCCGGAGTTGAAGATCTGGCAGTTTCAAGACCCATGATTTTCATCTTCGGGTCGGCATATCTAACACCTTCACTATCCCATACGTTCAAAATGTAACGCTTCTTTGCTGTCCAGATGCCACGGTCGGCAATGTTCTCCCGTTTCATCTGCATCTTCTGATCATACGCATTCATATAATCAGCCAGTTCTTGATAGGACTTTTCAATGAAAGGTTCAATCTGTGTCTGACATGCCTTGTCAAGAAAAGAAACGATCTTTGCTTTCTCTGGCAATTTGTCGCCAAAGACATTTTGAACAAGAGCATCAAGACACAGATAAATGCTATCAGTATCAGAAGCAATCACATAATCAACGTCACCAGTCTTCAACACCTTATTTAGATACTGGTTCATTTTGTTCTCGATCCAACGAATTGAGAGCTGACCAGATAAGGTGATCGCTTCAGCATTTGCTAACTTGTAATAACGAAAGTGCTCGTTACCGATAGCACCATAAGCAGAGTTCAGAGAGATCTTCTTTGCCATCTGAATATTATTGTATCTGGCAATATCTTTCATGAGTTCCACGGTGGGTGTCTTCTCATACTGCTGTTTGGCAGCAAGCATTTTTTTCTTGTAGATGACACGACCATCATACATCTTCTGCATCATTTGAGGCAGGAACCCGTGAACGTCTTTGCGATACTGTGCTCCATTAGCGGCGACACAATGATCTCCCTCAATCTTTACTTTTTTATTCAAAAGATCATCAACGTTTGCTCCAGAGTGTCTCTCGTCTAACAAAGTCTCGGGGGAAATATTGTACTGCATGATCAAGTGCGGATACAGACTATTAAGGTCAAAAGAAACAACCCAGTCATAAAAACCAGGAATAGGTTCTTTCACATATGCTCCAGCATACTTGGCATCCTTAACAGCTTCCTTTTTGGGAGGAATAGCAATCTTGCGCTTCAATAGTTCAACAAAAATGTAATTGTCCCACATGCGAACTTGTGAGAAGACATCTTCATAATTTACTTTGGCGTCATATGCCATAGTAAACGCCAAATCAAGAAGCTTCATCTTGTCGTCCAATTGATCTACAAGGCGAACGTCATGAATGTTGTATTCAATAAACTTCTGCCAGTCGTTCTCATAGAACTCTTTGAATGTATCAAATTCACTGTGATCCAGTTTGTTGGCACCAAGTTCTACAAAAGCAATATGATCAAGACGATAACTCTCTTGGTTTGTATAGGTGAATTTTTTATACAACTCAAGATAATCTAATGTAGAAATACCAAGAGTATCTACGGCAAACTGCTTGCGACCTTTGATAAAGATCTCTCGTTGAGACACAAGTTTCCAAGGAGAAAGAAGTTTAACGTATTTGTCTCCAAGCAAACGTTCAATGCGATTACAAATATATGGCATGTCAAACAACTGAACATTCCATCCAGTAATCACGTCTGGATAGTTTGTTTGCCAATAATCAAGAAAAGCAGATAGCATACTCTCTTCTTGACGAAAATGCATGTAGTCAACCATCGGATCTTTATTATCAAATGGTCTCGCACCCCATACAGTAATGCGACCAGTGAAGCTATCTTTGATAGAGATTGCGAGGATCTCTTGGTCAGCAGATGCTACATCAGGAAATCCATTCTCTGCTGAAGTCTCAATGTCAATCGTGAATACACGGATCTTGCTACTATCAAACTTAATTTCATCCTCTGGATGTTCTTCGGCAATGTATTGATATAGAAATCTGGTGTTGCCGTGAATTTGAAAATCTTCTACTTGATCATACTTTTTTACAAAGTCTCTCGCCTCAGAAATAGATCCAAACTTATGTGGTTCTACACAATGACCCTCAAGAGTTCTCCACTCAGAATAATTTTTTGTAGGGAGGTATAACGTAGGATTAAAAGGAACCCTAACGCTATACCTCGCTTCTGTACTTTTACCACATTCATAACCACGCACCAGCAATCGGTTGCCAGCTTGTTCAACATTAGTGTAAAACTTCATTCAGACTTTGGCGGATCAACTTTGAGCAGATAGACAGCAAGTAGTTTGCTGTTTGGATTGACAAGTGTGGTGATGTCAGAAGACCTGACAATCACCTCACGATCATTTGAATGGCGAGGCCATGGATATATCTCTCCATCACATTCTACCACATATGGTTCCCGTAGAACACAGTCGGGGTCACCTATTGAAGTGGCACCCTCAACCTCCTCCACCTGAGAAATAATCCATTCATTCGCTAACTTCAACAGGTTCGCTGTTATCTCCATCCTGTTTTACCTCAAAGAAAAGTTGTTCGTCAGTAAGTCCGTACTCTTTTAATTTGAGTACATAGTTGTCAAGGATATTATTATCTGGATAAACGACACTAATAATATGATCTCCACTCAGACGATGTTCTTCAATCGGACTAAATGGACACCACCTTTCATATTGAATAGGAACTGTTCCATCTTCGTTTGGAGTGCCAAGACTTAGAGCAAATGGATACAGCATTCTATATCCAACAACATTTTCCTCATCATTTTTGACTTCACCAAACATACACAAAACTCTTTCTGCTGTAGTAAGAGTTACAATACGAATTCCATGATTAGTCTTCAGTTGCTCTGTCATTTTCTATTTCTCTCTTTTGAGTAATTTTATTTTCATAGGCTTTTTGCAGTCCTGGTTCCGGACTGCTGATTGTCATAACACAATCATACGGAATTTTAAACATGGTATCTGGAGAATATGGGTTCCACTTACTAAAGCGAACTTGATATTCCATTCCATGTGCTTCTGTTAGATACTGGGGTGTATTGCCATCCAGACTTAAAACATAAGGTTCGTCCATCAACAGACAAATTCCTTTTTTATTATCGTCTTCTCCATCAAAGACTTCTTTAAGTTCTGTAATGACACGATCACCCGTCTTAAGTGTAACGATTGATACTGCCATAAGATATTATATGTTTGATATTAGTTTAGCATCAAAAAGGGGCACAGTCAAGTGCCCCGAATATTTAGAACCACTTCTTCCTTTTCTGTTTCTCCGGAAGTTCTTTTCTCAACACAATTGTTAAAAGACCATCCTTAAAATCTACACTCTCAACTTCAACATCCTCTGCCATCTGCCAGTTACGAGTAAATGATCTTTGAGAAATTCCTTTATGTTGGTACTTGCGTTCTTTATCTTCTTTTGATTTATTAGCAGATACTGTCAAAACATGTCGTTCAGTTGCGACTTCAATATCTTCGCTTGTAAATCCAGCCAAAGCGACTTCAAGTATGGTTGTGCCATTGTCTCCGTTAACCACATTGTACGGAGGATAACTATATCCATTTCCTGCAATAGCTTCCAATCTTCTGAATGTTTCATCGAACCCAATAGAATGCGGTGTATATGTTTCCCAATTAAATGTTACCATTGTCCTAAAAAGCGACGTTTACATGTGACCCGTTAGGCATCACACTATTAATTATAAAACAATTACAAAAAATGGGGGTCGTAAAAACCCCCATCAATACTACGGTTTATTCACCAACTACCTTTTTTCTACCAATATTATATTTGCTTTCCAAAGTCCATTCGTCTTTTTCTTTGAAAGCAAGTACTTTGATCTGATTGAGAGGAGCTAGATCACTAATCTTTTCCGGTGTGACCACAGTAACCAATCCCCAATCGCTAAGTAACTGGATAATACGATTACGGCGTTGAAGATCATTTAAAGAAAAGTTTGTGTTCTTCCCGTCAAGGGCAAACAATTCTTTAAAATGAACAATATAATACTTACCTTGCTTATGAAGAATATGGCAAGATTGATAAATTTTCTTTTCTTTGCGAGAGGCAACTCCAATTCTGGTTAAAGTTTCTCGTACCTTTAGAAAATCATCAGGTTCTCCAAGAAGTACTTCAACCATGTCTGATTGTTTCCACTGGATTTCAGTTTCTGCGGTCATTCTTTCCACCTTTATCTAACACTTTTTTAATATGATCTAACTGATCCTTTGTGAGAACCCTAAGTGCCTGTAGAGCTTTATCGTCATTATAACCATAATACTCTTTGACTACATCAAGATAATCAATAGAATCTTTTTTTGCCCAGGGAGAAAATCTTTTCCTTGGTTTGAGACTATTTAGTAAAAAATCATACTGAAGTTTCTTTGGTAAATGAGAGTTTTTATTCATCTCATTCGCAAACAATATAGTGTCAGTAAAGGAACTGAGGCAGCGATTAATAATGTATGGCGGATATGCTTTCTCCGCATCAACATCTTCTTCAAGAATGTTTTTCTTTGATTGATTGATGCTGTATAGGTAATCTTTCAATTGGTATGTCATTCCAGTGCCTCAAAACTCCAGCAATAATAAAACAGTTAGTAACAAAATACGAAACAAAAATAAGGGTGCGAATAATCGCAACCCTATCGGATTCTATATCACACCCAGAAGCTTTCTCTCCAAGTGCCTTACACCATAGTCTCCATACTATACGCAACAACTTCATTTGAATACAGCAGTAACATTCACGACCTTGGCGGTCGGGTTGCGAGCAAGAGCGGTGACACGAGCATCTTGGTAGTTTGCCGCCTCAACGACCTCATCGAAAACACGACCATTGACGTAGAGTTGAACTTTAATTTTCATAGTTGTAAAGGACGAGTTCCTTGCGTTCTGCTTGATCTATTGTATAGGACCCGACCGACCGCATCGTGTAAGTATGTGCAAATTCTCCAACTGTCCACTCCTTGAACCGCTCCCTCACGAGGTTGGAGCTATTGTATGAGACCAGTTGAGAGCAAGCAAACTCATCGCAAGTAGTAGCAAACTTATCGTGATCAAATCCTTTGTGCATTGATCCTTTATTCCCATAGAGATTATCCTTAATGTCGTAAGGAGGATCAAGATAAACAAATACATCTTTGTAGTTTGATAACAAACTTTCGTATGAATAGTTAGTAATCTTCCAATCTTTAATTAGATTACCATACTCTGGAATTTTCTCAATGTTATTCATAGAGAAGTTGCTGACACTTGCTTGTCCAGAAAAAGAAGAACTTTCAGTCAGTCCAGAAAAGCTACACTTATTGATAATATAAAAAGCAACCGCACGATAAAAATCTTCTGCTTCTGGGTGATTGAGTTGGATCTTCATTTCATTGAAGAGTTCTCTACCTTTTTCATAATATGCTTCCAGTTCTGCTGGAGTAGCATCACTTTTGTCTGGTACATCTCCAAGATCTTCTTTGTATCTTTTCAGACACTCATAGAGTTCTTTTGGATCGTCACGAAGAATAGACCAGAAAGTGTATAGAGGATTATACAGATCGTTCACCCAGATTTGAATTCCAGGATAACGCTTGGTAACTTCAAGTGCTACGGAACCACCACCAAGGAAAGGTTCACGAAACTCTCGGTAACCTTCCAGATCTGGCATAAACTGAAAAAGTTTTGGAAGTGCTCTACTCTTCCCGCCCGGATAGCGCAATGGTGTTTTTAGGGATTTCAAAGTCTGGGGCATGATATTTGAGGTACTCTCTAAAAGTAAGTTTCATTTCTTTCTGCGTCATACCACAATGTTTGGCAGCAGCAGGTAAGGTCATTTTAGCACGAAAGAGAGCTTCATTTGCTTCTCTCACGTTATCTGGATTTGTTTTTACTGGAACATCATATAGGTCCCATTTACTAATTTTGAATTGGTTCATTTAAACTCGCAACTCATCATAATCTCAGTCAAACAAGCAAGAAGATTAACTTCTTGATCAGGAACAATTGTGATGTCTCGCATGTATTTTGCGATGATCAAAACTGCTTCTGGAATAGAAGCTGGTTTCAAAACCTCATACAAACTATCATAGACCTTACGCATGATCATACTGGGATCGTTATCCAGATGTTGAACAACCCAGTTCTTCACCGTAGTAAATTCTTTCTTCTTCAATGAAGTGAGTAGAGTGTCCAGATTGACATCAGCAACATCAACAAGAATAGCGGAACTGATAGCGCCAGTCGCAGCATAACGCTGGCATTCATTGATGAGACGGCGCCAGTCTGGGTAATATCTTTTGATGAGTTTGGCAAGGACTTTATCTTCATATTCAACTTGTTCGTGGGTGAGAATAGTTTTAAGACGAGTAAAAAACTCTCCCTGAAGTTGAATTGCCTGATCTGGTTTGATCCTGAAATCCACGACCGTGCATCGGGAATGGAGAGGTTCAATAATCTTGTTGATGAAGTTACAGGTGAAGATGAAGCGGCAATTGCCATGGAACTCCTCCACGGCGGTCCTGAGGGACAGTTGAACGTCGTTGGTGGTGTTGTCTGCCTCATCAATGATAACGACCTTGTGGGACGCCCCAGAGGTCAGAGAGATCGTTGTGGCGAACTGACGGACCCGATTGCGTACCGTGTCCAGAAACCGCCCCTCGTCCGAACCGTTAATGACGATATAGGAAGCCCCGATCTCATGACATAACGCTTTGGCAATTGTGGTCTTTCCGACACCAGCAGTGCCAGTAAGCAGAAGGTTAGGGATTTCTTCTTGTGCGACAAATCCTTTGAATACATCTTTAATACTTTCAGGAAGAATACAATCCTCAACACACGAAGGACGGTATTTTTCCACCCACAAAAACTCTTTACTCATTCCAATTCTCGCATAACAATTTGTTTTACAATGTCAGTGGCATTCAGTTCTGCCCTCATATATTCTACACCATCTTCTGGTCTGGTGTGATCTCCGCAAGTAAAGATGTCACAAACTGCTGTGCCATTCTCTGGCCAAGTATGAATGCTGATGTGACTTTCAGCAAGCATAGCAAAAGCGGTAACTCCTTGTGGTTCAAACTTATGTGACTTTAAAACAAGCAAAGTAGATTTACAGTACTTTGCTGCTTGATAAAGTACATCTCTGATAAAACCTTCGTCGTCAAGGTCATCAGCAGCACACCCCTTCAGGGTAAAAAGAATGTGTTTCAATAGTCATGGCTCCAACGCAATATAGTATTTAAGGTCCAAATTCTGATTTGTCCATTCGGAAATCAAATGTTTGGATATTTTAACAACGTAGTCACCAGGGAACAGACGGATGTTTTCAATCTTAACGTCCAATGAATAATCGCCAGTACAATCACCAGAAATGGATTGCTCGTAAGTATTGCTGGTATCATTCTCTTTGTCACGAAGGATGAGTTTGATTTGATTGTCTTCGCTCTGGAAAGTCAGATCAGGAAGACTATAGACAGCAGATGCTTTTTGAAGAGAAAGAAGATCTTCACCAGTAATGTTGAACTGGATATCAGCACCAGGAAACTTTACATTTTTTTCCGGAGCTGATTTGAGGGTGATCTCAGGATCAGAAAAATAGTAACGAGCAGACTTGCCGCCACCACGAATATTAACAAAGTCGCTGGAAGAGAATTCCAGTTCAGGATTGTTAAACAGAGAGATGCCAGAAAGAAACTGACTGAGATCATAAATTGCGAAGTCCATCGGAAATACTTCTTCGCTTGAGAACGCTGCCAGAATGTTTTCCGCATTGCTGATAGTGCGTACTGTGCTTCCTTCTCGGAATACGATGGAGGAATTGATAGTGGAGAAGTTCTTAAGGACATCAAATGTCTTCTTAGATAGGATTACTTTACTCATCGGTTGTAGTCTTCACGTGTAGCATTTTTGTCATTGAAGTGTAGAAGGAGCACAGCATAATGTAGCACCTTCATAATGTCAAGGCGAGCACTACCTTTCTTGTCATACCGAGAAGCATATTTAAGAATATTGCTACGGCAGAAAGGTTCTCCATCACCACAAGCTGCGATTAGATCCAAAGTTTGAATTTGGTCATCACCGGCAGAGTAATGCTGTTTGTAAGTGTTCGCAATATAGTCACGCAGTTCTTCAATGATTGCGTCTTCATTGTACTTAAAGTTCATTCTGTCCAAATGTGTTCAATATTATCATGGTAGCATTCTTCAAGGTTTCCGTCAAGGTCCTTGACAAATAATTTCATACCCTCGCCACCAAGGATACGAACGGTCTTGCCGCTTTTGAGAACGGCAAGACTATTCACATAACCGTGAAATTCATCAGAACGGATCGCTGGCATTTTGTTCCTCAGTTTCTTCCTTAGTTTCTACCTTAGCATCAATCTTATCATACAGTTCGATGAAAGATTGCTTGGTCTCATCATCAAAACGATTGACACAGACCTTGATAGCTTTCATACGATCCTGCCAGATAGCAAAGGCACGGATGATATGAACCAGACGACGAGTGGAGATCACTTCATCAATACCACCATCTTTGAAAGTTTTACGAATAATGTCTGCCCAGTTAGCAAGGTTGCCACAGAATTCAACATCATCAACGCTCAGGGAAGCGGCAACTTTCTTGAGAATGTTAGTCTCGATATTAACGGTAGGATAATCTTGCTCAAACGTGAGAGCAAAACGCTCAAGGAATGCTTCGTTCAGAACGTTGGTGCCAATAAAGCGACCATCTTCAGAACCCTTACCCTTAGTGTTGGCAGTAGCGAAGATGTTGAAACCAGCAGCAGGTTGGATGAACTTGCCAATCTTCTTCAGGAAGACACCCTTGCCTTCAAGAATAGATTGGAGACACAGGATCTTGTTGGATGCCAGGTCAACCTCATCCAGCAACAGAATAGCACCGCGCTCAAGAGCTTCGATCACAGGACCGTTGTGCCACACAGTCTCACCATTCACCAGACGGAAACCACCAATCAGATCATCCTCATCGGTCTCGATAGTGATATTCACACGGATCAGTTCTCGCTTCAGTTGAGCACATGCTTGCTCAACAGAGAAAGTCTTACCGTTACCAGACAGACCAGTGATGAAGGTAGGATAAAACAGACCAGATTGAATGATCTTCTTTACATCAGAGAAGTTCCCGAACGGGACATAATTGGCATCTTTGTCAGGAACAAGGTTCTGTTGTTCCCGAACAGGAACAGGAATAGCAGGAGCAGCGGCAGGAGCATTATACACTTGCTCAAGCTTCTCCTGAACAGTCAGGTTCCAAGTGCCACGCTTCACATAGAAGTCACGCAGTCGCTTGGTAGCAGTAGCATAGGTGATGCCAAAGACACCACAAGCATCTTGAACCTGGGCGGCATTGATATCGTTACCAAAGTTGCTGGACAGGTACGAAGTCAGTTGCTCGGTAGTCACGTCAGATTTGGCAGGCATGGAAGTCATTTCGTTGATGAACTTAGTATAGGGCATACGGGTCGGTTTGGCGTCAGACCCAGGACGGTTTGCGAAGTGGCATACGCAGATAGTTGGATGCCACCCATGGTTTGCTGGCAATATACCTTTTGTATGCCGTAAAGGTATCAATGCTACTATCTAATTTATAGAGATCTGGCATAGCTCTGGCAAATGGAGTTACACTGGTGATCTTACCTTTAGGGAAAAGATAATATGCTTCCAGCAAAGTGTTGTAGCAAGAATGAAACTTGCCATAGCGAACAGAGTATTCATCGCATAAATTCATACCCCATTTGATCAACCAGTAGGCATTGTCAATAGTTTCTGCTGCCCATTTAGTACATGGGTGATTACGAAAGGCACCTTTCTCTGTGCGATATGCGATACCATCAGCTTTGTGAATTGGTCCGTAATTATGATACCACTTGGATGCCACGATGGATAACATCTGGCAACACTCAAGTGGCATCTTTACGATATGTTTATCTGGCAAACAAATGGCACTCTCGGCAGGAAATGGCGAGGTGACAAAGATGTTCATGCGACATACTCCACGAAAGAATTAAGAAGTTTTTTGTTGGTGGATTTAGAATTCAGCATCTTTTTAAATGCTTTCGTAATATCACCTTTCTTGGCACCGTACTCTACATCAAAAGCAGAGGTTTCGTCAAGAGAGTTGTTACTAATGGCATACAAAGCAGTAAACGATTTGGGATGAGGAATGATGGCAGACTTTTCTTTTTTCCACTGCTTCTGGATTTCACCATAGTAAGCAACGTCGGCATACGAGCAGACAAAGTTAGAGAGTTGGGAACCAGAAAGAATACGGAAACCCAACACATTCACGCCAGGGTTACGGTCACGCAGTTGCTGAATGAAGGTATTGGTATTACCTTCCCATCCTTCAAATGGCATATAAACACGACCGGTCTGACGATCACGAAGGCGAACGCCACTATCAAGACGGCGGGGGCGCACATAAGAACGATCGCGGTATTCATCATAGAACTTGCGACCATAGGCAATCTGACAAGCTTCACCATCAGAAAGAATACAGACATTCACTTTCTGAAGATCGTTCTGTTTCTTAAACTGTGGAATGATGTAGTTAAGCATGATGATGCCCTCATTCAGAGGAGTGCCAGACAAACCAAGACCGGTAGTAGCACTGTAGTAAGTGTGGTAGGTATAGGTGTATGCTTCTCGGAAAAGATTACGGCACATACGCTCATAGTCCTTACCGTTAGAACGAGAAGAAACAAAGTTTACCAGATGGAACATACCTTTCTGGAGATAGATTTTGTTCTCGTGACAACCGGCGGAAGAGAAATATTCATCATTAGAGATGTACGGATCTCTACCTTCCTTGGCACGACGAACACAGAAGTAATCGTTCGTGAAAGCATACACTTCAAACGGGATCTGAACTTTCTTACAGAAAGCAGTAAGGTTCAGAAGTTGTTTGACAGTAGCAAAGATCTCACGCTGCATGGAGCCAGACCAGTCAAGCAGAAACAGCAGACCATGGTTCTTACCGTCAGGAAGGATCGTAACCTTCTTGAAGATATCTTCGTTATAAAGATAAGTATGAAGCTTGGTGGTATCAAGAACACCAGTCTTAGAGACACCAGCACGAGCATAAGCATCAGCAGACTTACGGCATTCAAACTCCTTCACAAGATAATTCACTTCTTTCTGTGATTGCTTACGGAAAGAAAGGTAATCTTGATCTACTTCATCAAAAGCAGTAGCAGGCAGATGATCATTAGCTTCGCGCTGTTCATCAATCCAGTCATGAACTTCGGTCCAGTCAGCAATATAGTCTTCAAGGACTACGCTATCGGGGATCTCAACATATAGAGTGTTGTTGCTACTATACCCAGTCAAACGCTCAGCAGCACGATCAAAGGCATCTTGAGTTTGAGAACACTCATCGTCACCTTCATCACCAGCAGCATCGGCATCCTCACCTTTCGGTTGAGTAGCACCACCAGTTTGCTGACCCTGCTGATCAGAGTTGCTGGAAGGTTGGTCTTCGTCAGCATCACTCTCGGTTTCATCATCACCCCCAGATTGGGTCATACCACCCCCACCTTGAGTGGTTTGCTCAACATCAACGTTGGCATCTACTTTCTCTTGTTCTTTCTCTTGCTTGCTGAAGTTATAAACATCAACAGCAATCTGGAGCACTTCATCAAAGCTCTCTGCTTCCTCGGTACGAGCAACAAACACTTGCTCATCAACAGAGAAGGGAATGAAGGCACCAGCACCAATCTTGAAGTGAAGATTAATACGGTCAATCAAACTATAGGTATTCAGATCATCACCAGCAATATCAAAGAAATCCTGGGCATTCAGTTCTTGATAACCACCAGCAAAAGATTTACGCAGACCAGGATACTTACGCTTCATCAGCTTCTCAATACGAGCATCCTCAATCACGTTGATGAAGTCTTTAGGGCATTCTGCCTTGGCAGTCCAATCCTCGTTGGGGGTGAAGAGAGCGTGTCCCACCTCATGACCCACCAGCATATCATATACGATGCTGGAAGCACGGTCCCAGTTTGGGAGGGTCAGCACACGGGTCTCAACGTTGAAGGACGCTGTAGGGCAGTTACGGTGCTCTACAACGAGGTTCTCAGTAGCGAGCAGGCGGGCAAGGTTGCCCTTGATTTCTTGGCGGGTCATCGGTTTTTTGCTGATGTGATAAGCATAGCAAGAGGGGCACCCCCTTGGAGGCACCCCTATTCCAGTTCAGAAACTGTCTCTTGGATCACGGAGAAGTTCTTTTCCTTCACCGCTGTCAGCGTTCTGTCAAACTTTCCTTCCAGTTGTTCTCTGTGAGAAATGACATAAACATTTGTTTTTTCATCAAAGTTACGAAGGATCCATCCAAGATCACTGCCACCCTGTTGATCCAAAGAACTATCAAAGATCTCATCTAAGATTAGAAGATTAGTATCCACGCTATTCTTAAGTTTAGCAATAGAACGCCAAGTAAGCAACAGAGCAATATCAATTCTAGCTTTCTCTCCTTCGCTGAAACTATCATAGGAAAACACATCACGGTATCTGGATTTGATGATCTCTTCAAAGTTTTCATTCAGTGTGAAATTCACATAGAAATCCATACGTTGAAGATATTGATTGATCAATTGGTTCATCGCTGGGAGATAGGTTTTGATAATCCTTGTCTTGATCCCGTTGTCTTTCAACAACTGCGATGCTACCAACAGTGTATCACGTTCTTTCTTGTAGTCAGCAAAGGTCTTGGTCAAATCTTTTTTATTTGTAACAAGTCCTTCAAGTTTGACAAACTCTGCTTTCTTGTCTGGGTTCGTTTCTTCCAGTTCTTTGATCTCAGTTTCTATATCACTGATTGCTTTTCGTATGGAAGTAATCTGATAATTCGCCTGAGTAATAGAAGAGTTGAAGCCAAGTATAATTTTTGATAATCGTGAGAATTCATTTTCTCGTTCCTCTTCTTTTGCGATAGCATCTAAAAGATCTTGAACGCCAGTCTGAAGATTATTTAATTCTCCTTCTCCCTCAGTGATTTTACTCTGTCTAAATTCTTCACTCAGATCTTGAGTACAAGTAGGACACACATGATTATCAGTGAAGAAGGCATGTTCTTTCTGACAAGATGAAAGTTTTGATTGAATTTTGAAGAGAAAGGTGTTTAATTTCTTTAACTTGGAAGAAGAATTTGATAGGTCTTCCATTTCTTTAGAATGTTTTTCAACTTCAGAAGTCAGACGCGCAATCTCATGGTGCTGTGTGTTTTCATCTTCTAACAATACAGCAATCTTATTCTGTTTGCGGTCAATCTCTTCTTTGGTCTTCTTCTCCAGTTCCAGCATATAGTTTTTCTGGAGCTCAATCTTTTCCTCCAGAAGATGAATTTCATAATCAAGGTTCTTGATCTCATCATTGTTCTCTCTGACTTTATCCTTGAGAAGAATATTCATGGTAGAGAACACCTGAATGTCAAGAATGTCTTCAATGATTTCACGACGTTGTGCCAGAGGCAAACGCATAAAGGGAACAAATGTTGAGGATCCAAGCACCACAATCTGAGTAAAAGATTTGTAGTTCATCTTGAGAACATTTGTTTCAAAGTTCTTTTGTTGATCTACAACTGTGCTTTCTTGGTTCCAGAACTGACCGTTGTGATAGATCTCAAACTTATTTGGTTTGATCCCACGAACTACCTTGTAATCATTCTTGCCAATGCTGAATTCAATTTCAGTTAAACAATCCTTTTCGTTGATGCTATTTACCAACAGAGGTTTGTTAATCTTACGAAACGGTTTTCCAAATAAAGCAAAAGTAAGAGCATCCAAAATGGTACTCTTACCAGCTCCGTTAGAACCGATGATTAGATTTGTTTTTGCTCCAGTAAGGTCAACTTCACTAAAGACGTTGCCGGTGCTTAAAAAGTTTTTCCAGCGAATTTTTTTAAAGATAATCATTCTAAATCATCAGGTGGGATCAAAAAATCATCGGGGGTTATGATAGAGAACTTCTGTCCTCTCTCTTGACATGCCCCTATTATAACATGATCGTCAATCTCTACGATCTGCATCGGGGGGTAATCCGGATCTTCTTGTAACATTAATAAGTATCTGTCGGCATCATCTTCTTCTTGAAAAATTGGTATGATGCGATCGTCTTCTTCGTCAAAGATAGAATAAACGCCATCAGGATGATTTTCTAACGTTACAATATACATTTCAGACAACGTTACAACTTTCAATATATAGAGATCTCATTAACTTTTTGAGATCTGATTTGCTGACTGACATTTCAACCTCATCAATATACTCATTGAGAAGCGTAAGTGTGTCTTTTGTTGAGATATCAAGATCTTCTTGATTGTCTTCACCAACAAGATTTTCAATGATCTTCACATCATGAACACCTATGTTGTAAAGACGATCAACCAGTGTTTCAAACATTTGGTAGTCTTTCTTTTCGTTGACAACGATCTTGATGTACTTGTCTTTATAATCAGACACATCTTGTTTGTTGTAGTCTTCTTTACTATCGTCGTAGGTGATCTTTTCAAAGATCTCAAACGGGTTTGGGATAAACTCAAGCTTATTACTTTGAGTATCGTAAATATGAAATCCACGGGTGTCCTTGTAATCATTCCAATACATCTGATAAGGATTGCCAAGATACTGAATGTTTCCTTTCTTAGAGCGGTGATGGAAATGCCCAGACCAGACACGATTGAAACGATGGAACAACTTTGGATCCATGCCGTGATCCATCTTCATTCCTGGTGTAACTTCAAATCCATCAAGTTCCAAGTGACCGCAACAAATATCAGCATCAGAAGTTTCAAGTAGCTTCAAGACCTCATCGCGGTTCTCTGTGTTGATCCAAGGCAACATCAGAAACTTTTTACTACCTAATGTAAGATGCTTTGGTGAAGCATAAATGCTGATGTTTGAATATTGCTCCAGTAGGAGTTCAGGTGAGTTGATACGATTGGTATTTTTATAATAAGTACAATGATTGCCAAGAAGCATATGTACTTTATAACCTTGGAGTTTATCAAAATAGTTTGTCTTGACACGATGGAAAGTATTGAAGTCCATTGACTTACGATTGTCAAAAGTGTCACCAAGATCAAATACATGAGTAACACCTTTCTTCTTTAGAGTAGGAAAGAACACCTCATCATAAAACCTCTGAAAATAATTCCAGAATGATAAAGATCCTTTGCGACCATCAAGGTGTTGATCAGTGATTAGTGCTACTTTCATAATGAGTTCTAATAATTTTGAAGACCATTCTGATTTTGTTTGGATTTAATTCTCTTAACTTACGGATTGTTGCCAAGTCCAATTCAAAATCTTTCATCGGTTCATTCTGGTTTCAATGCTTTCTTTGATCGTTCCCATATCAGAATAAGATGCGTTCATACCAGTCATTGTACCATCAAATGTATCGGTATGCATGACTTCATCATATCCTGATCTTTCAAGAATTTTTCCTTTAATTTCAAGCTGCTTTTTCTCCTTTTGAATACGACGGAGAAAAGCATAGTAGATAATCTGAGTAAAATAAGCAAACGGATTGGCTGATTTCTCTGGATCAAAATTATCAATGTACTGTAAACAATTTTCAATTCCGTCGCAAATCATATCCTCGCGGAACATGTAATTGACAAAGTTTGGTTTATAAGATAAGTGAGTGGCAATCTTAAGAAAGCATTCCCCTAAGTAATTTGTTACTCTGGGGCGAGGTTTCCCTGCTTCCTTGGCAGCAATAACCTTCCGACGATATTCAGATATCGCGGCAAGAAACTCCTTATTGTTAACGTAGTTCTCTGTTTTTTTCTTGGTCATTACTGCTGTGATCACGGTTTTCTCACATTATCTGTATCAAGTATAGCATTACGATGGTCAATTGTAAAGGGGGGCTTGACACAACCTCAGAAACCCAGTACAATAACTCTGTCAAGGGTTCAAGGGAATTAAAGCTTTTAACTTTTCTTATAGATATCTTCTAAGGATTTTTTCATTTCCTTTATTGATCCGAGATATCCAGATTTACGGGGGAGTTTGTTAGCTCCGTTAACAAAACTTTTTCCACTTTCAAATCTGTTTAGGCTCTTTTCGTAAAATTCTAAAATTGTTTCTTCAATTTCAGACATTGTAAGAATGTGATCTCTACGAACCACAAACATCTGGTCAAAAGTTGCTGATACCCATTCTTTAAGAACAAATCCAGTAACTTCTAACTGCCCTTTCTTTTGTTTAGCTGTTTCTACTAACAGTGGTCTATCTAATAAAAGTTTATCTTCTTCTGGCATATAACAAACTTTTGAAATAATTTCTTCGCCAGATACTAATTTAATAGTCGCATAAAATTCTTCTTCCATATTTAATTTGCGCGTAGATTTACTTTGATTACCTCATACTTAAAGTTTTCTTCATTGTAAATATTAACTCGTTCGTTGAGGTGTTTAAGAGTATAATTTTGTCCACCAATATCATCAGCAATATCATATAATGTTGCCATGTCTTTTCCTTCTCCTTTTCGTAAAACCCTACCAATTGATTGAAGGTTTCTAATTCTTGATTTGCTTGGAGAAGCAAAAATAATATTGTGTAATCTTTTGATGTTAATACCAGTAGAGAAAGTTCCGTATGAAGCAATAATTACAGCATTATTTTCATTCTCGGTAATTTGTCTGACTTGCTCTCTATCCTCTACATCTGTTCCGCCGTGGACAAAAAATATTTTTCGTGACGGATCAACTGTCTTATTTATTAAATCAAAAAGTGGTTCACCGTGTTTCTCAATATAGTTGAATAGCACAAGCGTATTACCTTCAATATCTTTTACAAGATTTTTAATCAGATTATTTCTTCCCTTGTGCGATACAAGATAATCAATTTCATCATGATAGCTTTCAAAGTATTGCGGAGCATGTTTACAAAGCAACACTTTAATCCTAAATTTAGATAGATAACCCGACTTGATCAGATCATCAGTCTTTGTCACACGCTCACAATCACCAAACAAACCTTCCAAAACCCACTTGTGTGTTTTACTGCCATCAAGGGTTCCAGTAAAACCAAATCTATATTTCGCATTATGAAGTTTTGTCATAATACCAGTGAGTGATTTAGATTTGAATAGATGAGCTTCATCCCCAATCACACAATCAAAATCATCAAAGTATCTTTTAGGAAACTTATAGATTGATTGCCAAGTTGAAATGATAATGGGTTTATCAGTATTCTTATCTTTACCAGAGTAAATCTTATGAACATAATCATCCGCATTCCAACCGTAATCCTTAAAGTCATTGACCATCTGTTCTACGAGGGACGTAGTAGGGACGATGATCAACGTTTGCTTGTCGGTAGCAGTATAGTATCTGACGAGGGCATAGATCATCAAAGACTTCCCAGATCCAGTAGGAGAAAGAAGTAATTTACGATTATTCTTAATCGCTTCATAAACAGCAGTGTATTGATACTCCCTTGGTTTAATTCCATCTCTGGTAATTTTGTCCATGAAAGTCTTGATACCAGCAATAGAAACAAAATCATTTGTTTCTGTTACATCACCATACCAATCATTCTTTTCATACTGTATTGTGTACTGACGTTCTTCCGCCCACACCTGAAGGTGCTTCATCAGACCACCATACAGTTCACCAGTTCCAGGAGAATACAAACGAATAGTTCCATCCCAGTATTTGTAACGTGGGTTCTTCTTTAAAAACTTTGCTTCAGGAACTTCAAATGTAAAATAATCCGAGAGCTCCATGTGAACATGAGGCTCTGCGGATTGGATAGTAACGTATACTTCGTTCTTCTTCTTTACAGATAGGAGGGTCATTATTGTCCATTGATAAACTTTTCCCACTCAATGGCACTCTTGATCTGAAAACCTCTATTGGAAATTTGACGCATGACTTGATCTAACCAGTAAAGCATCTGGTCTAAGTATTTGATCTTTGCCTCAAGGTTAACAATATCATCGTCTGCCTCAAGATAAGTTTTCATTTTTTCTGAAGTCTTTATGCTTGACCCGAATGGTTTAGAGGCGTAAGTCTTTGCGTCTGCCTCACCAGAATAATACTCACGTTTCTCTTTAACCAACTTTCGGATCTCAAACTCTAACGAAGTTTTGATCTGAGAAATGTCAGTGTAATGGTTTAAGTATTTATTATGTTGAAAAGGGATGTCTAACGCAAGTTGCCCAAGATCTGTGGTATACTGTTTGTTCTTGAACTGGAAATCTACTGCGCTATCTTCTGCCCATTCTTCTCTTAATTTTTCAAATTTATTACGAAGATTTTCAAAATTCATAAGGGTTTCATATTTTTGTTCAAGATGAAAAATCGCTGATGCTTGAATGTAACTTCAGCTGTGATATAATCCACATCTGTCATTGTAGCATTGAATTCAAGACCAGACAATGACACAGGAAAAATATTTTCAAACGATACAATAAATGCTGGATTGTAGGCAGAAGTTACAATGTGTAATTGAGCATTGCTGTATTCTTCTTCTGGTGGAGTGTCGGCATCATCATCTGCTCTACCGTTTTGACGCATCCACTTGTGAATTGAATAGTAATTCTTCAGATCTTCATCAACAATAAATTGTACAGTAAAATCTCCAAAGTTTACACCACCACCAGGAATAATTGGTAGATTGCGAAAGCGTGTTGAATATTCAATCGTTGGCATATTAATGTCGGGAACGTTTGCTCTTTGACAAAAGAAATCAGTTCCTTCAAATTTTTCCAACTTTAGGAGATAACCAATAGGATTTAAAAAATTCCTGTTCGTAGGTTGCTCCTTATACCATTTAGCAGACATGTCAACTTCCCAAGCTATACCATATTTATTCTTTCAAATAAAGGCACCTCACAAGCATCTTCCCATTCTGGTTCATACAATGGACAAGGTTCTTCCATTAGTACATCGTTTTTGATTTTTATGATTTGTTCGTATAGTTGATCAAATTCCATTTTAAGAGTGATATTCGTTTATAAAATCTAAGAGTTCATTTAGAACCCATTGTGCTCCTGCTTTTTTATCTTCTGAGCAATTAAAGCATATTTCATTGTTATGTAGAGATGTTTTTAACTTATAAATTTTGCTTTGAATATCAACCTTAGACAGGCGACCTCTTGACATTGGAGATTATTGAACGCTAAATCTATTTAATAAAAAAGGGACCCCTCTCGGGGTCCCCAGTATTAATGTGTGAATTAACTCACATTAGGTTAGCAACACGTACTCTTCTGTAGTACTGGTTGCGGTTTGCGGTTAGAGCTTCAGCATCTGGAGTGCCATTCGACTGAACGACGAATGGGTTAGCAACCATACCGTAACGGGTCTTGAAGCCAATCTTTGGCTGGAAGGTGTCAGGGTCAATGCTGCGTAGCATCTGGAGGGGAACATATGGGCAGTAGAATAGTCCTGCGTCATATGGAGAAGAACCCTTGTAACCAACAACATAGTAGTGAGTGTTGGAAACGTTTGCCGAATAAGGATCAACGTAGACCTTAATTCTGCCGTTCATGGTTCCGACAAGGAGGTTACCGGTGTCATCTACTTCACCGATCTGAGGACCACCAGCTCCGGATAGACCAGAGGTGTAGTCAAGAGTTCCGCTCATTGCGAGAGCAGAAGCAACGTCAGCAGAAGTGATGATGAAGTTGCCCTTTCCTCTACGAGTTTGCTGAGCAATAGCGTTAGCATCGCGCTCAACTTGGAACATAAGACCCTTGAACTTCTCAACCGACCAACGACCGTTGCTGTCAACATCAAGGTCAAATACGCCTGCGTTAGCAACATTGTTCTGAGCACCGCTCTTAGCAATGGTGTATACAGTACGTACAACCTCACGGTTGATTTCAGCAAGGATCTCGCTGGAGAGAAGGTTAGCAAGCTCTTGCTCAGCGTCAAGACCATGGATTGCCTTAAGGTCTTGTGCTAGCTCAAGAGTGTACTCTGCCTTGAGTGCTCTGGTCTTAGCAGTAACGGCAGTCTTCTCGATGCTGAAGGTCATCTCGTTGAAGAGAGTTGCTCCAGAACCAAGAGTTTCAGCAACGTTGCGAGCCATAGCAGTTGTGCCACGCTCATAGTTACCAGCAGTTGTACCACCACCAGTTGTATCGTTTAGAAGACCTGGGTTAGCATCGGTAGTACCACCGTCGCCAAGAGGATATACGTCATCGGTTCCGAGTGGATCGTTGTCGTAATCAGCAGGACCTCTTGAAGAAGCAGAGAAGTTGCTATCTGGCTCGTTGTAGAGAGCTTCACGACCAGCACGGAGGCTAGCGTCGTTCTCAGCCTGATAGTGTGACTTCATTGCGAAGATTAGTCCAGTAGGACCGGTCATTGGTTGAACACCGCAGATGTCATAAGCAACGAGGTTAGGCATTGCTCTGCGGATTAGGGAGATCATGACAGGATCGAAACCTGCGAGACCACCAGTTTTGGTGTCGAGACCTGAACCTGAAAGTGCGTTGGTTCCAATGGCACCAGCACTGTTGATGGTTTCAGTCATCATACCACGCTCTTCGCGTAGTGACTTTTCTGTATTTTCTAAGAGAACAGCGGTAACAGCCTTTCTATAGTTGTCTTTGATGGCACCAGCGCCTTCGTGACCTAGAACAGGTGACCACTTTTCTGTTAGAGCTTTAGCGTTAAACATTTGTTTGCTCCGGAAAGAAATTTGGATTTATTATTATGACCAGCGGTTAAGTGCTTGGAGATATGCTGCCATTACTGGAGTTACCTCTTGACCTTCTACTGGGGTTTCGTCAGCAGCATCACTAGGAATTGTGATTGTTTCTTTGAAATATGACTCCTTGATAGTCTTCACTTTCTTGGAGAAATCTTCTTCTGAAACAAATTCAATGCCCTCAGCAAGTGCGGCGAGTTTTTCCTTCTGAGTGTCTGCGAGACCTTCTGACACAACGGACAGAATATTGATTTTGGCAGCCTCATTCAGGCGGTTTTGTAATTTCACGTTCGCCTTAACCTGTTCGTCCAGGCGCTCTTCCATCTCACGAATCTGATCAACCATACCTTCTACTACTTCAACTTTTTCATCAGGAATAGAGATATAGTGCTCTTCAAAGAGATTCTTAAGACCTGCGATGAAGTCTTCAGTAATCTCATTTCTGATACCACGGTCAATGGCGACTTGGTTCTCTTCCATCCACTGACCAATGGCGTAGTTCACAGTGCCGTTAACTTCTTCAGATAGTTCTGCTTTGGCAGTCTCTACCTGCTTGTCAAGTTCGTTAGCAAAGTGCTCTACAAGTCTGTCGTACTCTTCAGAAATTTTTGCCTTTACAGCAGCTTCAAAGATTGTCTTTGCTTTATCGGCAAACTCTTCTGAGAGTTCTGTTCCCTCAAGGAGGGCATTGATATCATCGGAAACATCAAGATCTTCAAATGAAGGCTTGATTGGGTAAGTAACTGCTCCACCCATCTTAGTTCCATAGGCAACCTCAACACCAACGGTTGGTTGAGTTCCTTGATCACCAGCATCTTTCTTAGAAGAAAGTTGAGGATCACCTGAAATCTGAGAGATAGGCGCTGCTGCTTTTGCTCCAGGATTTTCTTCGCCATCTTCATCGTTGTCATGAAGTGGACCAGAAGATGAACCGCCAAGATCTGTTGCTGCCTTTTGACCAGGAGCTACTGATGGTTGAACGGTTGGCATAGGATCCTTTCCGCCAGCTTTAGCAGTCTGTGCGTCAGAAACCTGAGAAGGATCGCTGCCAGCACCAGGGATCACAGACGCGGAAACGGTTGGCATTGGATCGCCAGCTTCCAAAATGATATCTTGCTTAGCAACAAACTCCTCAAACTTTTCGTTTAGCATATCTGACATTTGAGTTTACCCCTTTAATTTCCTTATGATTAATCTAAAATTATTTATTAATTCAAATATTTGAGAGAAAATCTTCAAATACTTTGAGAACCCTCTCTTCTAATTTGCGACTTGTCGCTTCATCAATGTATTTACGATATTTATCAAGTTTTGCTTCCTTTAGAATACCGTTTTCCCAGACCCACTCTTTTCCTTCCATGATGCCATTGACGAAAGCATCTGGTGCTGAAGGATCTGCTACAATATCAGCAGCAGTAGTTAGCATGAAGTCGTCGCGGACAATCGCAATATCTTCTCTCTTATCAATGCTTCCCATACCACGAGAAGAAACTCCAAGTTGAACTCCTTCTTCTAAGAGTGATCTTGCGATCCTTCCCATTGGAGTATCAAGAATTTGTGCCTTACCGTAGAAGTTGTGACCTTCTGCTCTCAATTCTGTAATTCTATGAGATACTCTATCTAAGTTTACAGTTGGTCCATCTGGGTGACCAAGTTCTCCAAGAGCTCTCTTAGTTTTTACATATTCTTCAGTATATCTTTCAACTTCTCTATTAAGAATGTCAAAAGGATACATACGACCATTACGGTTCTTTAGTTCAGATTGAAGAAAAACTCCCTCAATATAGAGGAGTTTTTTTCCATCTTTCTCTTCTGTGAGAACTTTTACGTCCTCAATCTGTTCCGTTATCAGTTTCATCTGTAGTTTCTTCGGTAGGTTCTTCGGTAGGTTCATCAAAAAATGTATCTGCTACAATCTGCTTATACTGTGCCATGGCATCAGATGCTCTGGCAAAAAGCAAATCGTGAATAGCATCAATTGCTGATGCCCTATCACTGTCGTTGATTTTGTTTACAATATCAACCACACCAGTTTCTTGATTATTTTCAGACATGATATTAAGACAATATATGTCTATTTATTGTTTTCTGATGTTTTCGGTTGTGCTTTCGCTCTTTCTATCTCTCTTTCCATATTGGCATCCGCAGCTTCTTGTTCTCTGGCGGCACTATCATCTGCTTGAATACCTTGTAATTCTGGACCAAACGCAGTGTTTTGTTGCTGCATTGTATCCATCATATTTGTCTGAACTGGATCAACAGCAAGACCAGATGCGATCTCTCCTTTTATCTGCTTATCAATTTCCTTGAATTCTTTTTCAGTTTGATTAAGAATATTCTTACGAATGTATTCAACAGAGAAATACTTACCAGCAAAAGGATCCATCTGTGTAACAATAGCAACACGCTGGTTCATCATTTCAATTTGCTTTAGTTCATTGAAATGATTATCAAACAAGAAGTCATATTGAATATGCTCCTTCATGTCATCCCAATCTTCTGGTGAGATTACACCTTTAAGAATTAATTGGGTCTTGAGAATATCTTGGAATAGTTCGCTGAAACGCTTGCGGAGACGACCAATGAACTTAGCAAACTTGAGTTCATCCCTGAGAACCTCTGTGGTCTTACCAAGATTAAACCCCTTGTTGTCATCCGTAAGGCGGGAAGGTGGTAGGTTGAGTGAGTTGTAAAGTTTCTTTTTGAAATACTCAACATCCTTGAGTTCACCAAGGTTCTGACCGCCAGGGAGTGTAGTGATCTCAGTTCCTCTGCCACCTTCACGACGAGGTAACCAGAAGTCCTCAAGCATTGACATATGCTTTTTATCATCGCGCATCTCTCCAGTGTTAGCATCATAAACAAGCTTGTTTCTATAACGAGACATAACATCACGAAGGTATTGCTCTGCTTTTACCTTAGGAAGATTGCCTACATCAATGTAAAAAATTCTACGTTCTGGTGCGCGTGACAATCTGTAGATTACCAAACTATCTTCAATCATTCTGAGTTGATTGAGAGATTTGATTGCTTTATGAAGGAAGCTCAACACCATTCTTTTGTTAAGATCCTGAAGTCCAGATGTAACAAAAGTGATCGCATCAGTTGAGATCTTAACTCCTTGTGAAAGAGACATATCTCCAATTGGTCCAAGAACACCGCCTTGATAAAAACCCTTTGGATTGAAGAGATAATAATCAACAAATGTGCCATACTCATATTCAAGTGCTGTTCCTTTTATCGCAGCACGAGTAAGACTATCTTTTGCTTTGTTGTCTAATTTTTGGCGAACTTTTTTGATCTTCAGTGGATCAATGTAGCGAAGTTCTAAAATTCCTTTTTTAGGATTGTCTAAATCTATAACTTTATGATAAAATAAACGACCATCAATATACCAATTACGCACAATCTCATGTGCTCTATTGTCAAAATTTAGAAGTTTTTTGATGTGATCAAATTCATTTCTAATCTTATTCTTTACACCAGAACCAACTTCTAAATTATCAAGATTGATTTCTACTGGACTGTCGTGAGCATCACTGACAACAAACTCATTCACAACTTCATCAACGGCACTATCAACTTCTGGATGAAGAGCCATATCACGATATCTATGAATGAGATCATACTCGTTACGAGCAGAATGATCTGTATCTACATATGTTCCGAAATAACCACCAGCAGCAACGGCGATGGGTTCATCAGCAGAAGGAGGGACAGGGGATTGCCCCTTCTGTCCCTCCTTTCTATTGATTTGGAAGCCAAATAGTTGACTCATAATTACTTATTCAACTGTGTTAGTCAAACTATTTATCAGACTACTGGAAGCGCGGAAACTCCCTGTCTTGTCCCTGGTTGAGCAGTGAAGTACGAATACTGCCACTCAACTGTGAATTCTTCAATCTGATCATTGCTATCATAAGCAATGTCAATTTGAGAAACGTTGGTTGGGAAGCAATACTTGAGAGTATATGATCTGAGAATAGCTCCCTCTTCGCTGGCATCTTTTTCCAGTTGCTTGACAGAAAGATCTGCCATGTAACCAGTAGAGTTGTTAGGAACGAAAAGTGGTGCTGTGTTTGCTTCGTGTGTATTGATGCTGTTTGCCCACTGCTCAAAGAACGAACGGAGTTTGAAATCCTTATCGTTGAAGAATGTAGTAGTCCAAGTATCAAAGGTGCGATCACCTGCGATCTTAACTGTTCTTCCACGGAAAGGAACTTCGATAACACCCAAGTTTGAACCTGGGAGTGCCGCTGACTTACAAAGTAGATTTGTAAGATTTTGATCTTCGGTTTGCTTTGAAAGTGTAGCAGGGAACTGAACGTCGATCAGGAACATATTGGGCTTTACGCCCTGACCGATAGTTTGTAGAAACTGAC